TTTCGTAAGGGAGAGATGATAACTCTCTGTGCTGGCAGTGGAACTGGGAAGAGTACCGTATGCAAAGAACTTGCTTATCACTTCCTTACTCAGAAGCTGAGAGTAGGGTACATAGCACTTGAGGAGAGCCTACAAAGGACTTTGCAAGGAGTGATGGGTATTGCACTTAACACTCCTTTGCATTTAGATGAGACTGTCGAGATCCCCATCTTGAAGTCGGCCTTCGATTCCCTCTTAGGATCAGGCCGTCTTTTTTTGTACGATCATTTTGGCAGTATGGACGGAGATAGATTAATTGAACAGATTACTTACTTAGCTACAGCAGAAGAAGTTGATGTAGTAATACTTGACCATCTTACCCTTGTTATTTCTGGTATCGAACTTGATGAAAGGAAAGCGTTGGATGTGATATGCACCAAGTTAAGGCAATGTGTTGAGGCGACAGGTGTTGGACTTATACTTGTATCTCATTTGCGTAGGCCACAAGGTAAGGCACATGAAGAGGGACAAACCGTGTCACCATCTGACCTTAGAGGTAGCAGTGGAATTCTCCAGCTATCAGATCTTTGTATTAGCTGCTCCAGAAACCAACAGTCAACCGATGCAGGTGAACGATCACAGTTACAACTAGCAGTATTGAAGAACAGGTATTCAGGCAAGACTGGCCCTGTCGATACCTTGTTATATGACGAGAAGACTGGTCGCTTAGTACAACAAACAAACTTCTTTCAATGAAACTAAATATAATTTATAACGAATGTTGCTTGTCTACTTTAAAAAAAATACATGACAACTCTATTGATTTAACAGTCACATCACCACCTTACAATATGAATCTAAGGATAAGGAATGGACAGTATTGTTCACGACAAATTACAAAAGAATTAACTACTAAGTATAATAATTTTTCAGACAATTTACCAATAGAAGAATACAATTCCTTTCATAGCAAGGTCATAGAAGAACTACTAAGAGTTAGTAAATTAATTTTTTACAACATACAAATAGTTACAGGCAGCAAGAGATCTGTCTTTAAAATGATAGGTGATTACTCAGATTATTTAAAAGATATAATTGTATGGGATAAGGGAAACTCTGAACCTTCTATACAATCAGGAGTATTAAACAGGAGGACAGAATTGATTTTAGTTTTTGATAAAAGTAATTCTATAAGTAGAAAATTTAACAACGCTGTCTTTAGTAAAGGAACGCTGGAAGACCTGTGGCTTATTCAAAACAAGTCAAACCTTAAAGATCATAGAGCTATTTTCCCAGAGCAGTTAGTATTTAAAATACTTTCAAATTTTACACATAAGAAAGATATTGTTTATGACCCTTTCATGGGGTCTGGTACAACAGCAGTAGTTTGCAAGAAGATGAACAGATCTTTTATAGGAAGTGAGGTAAACAAAAACTATATTGATATAGCAACACAAAGATTACATACAGAAAAACTGCAAGAATTAAATCCTGATTACAAAAACTACACTCAATCCTACCTGCCACTATGACTCTACTAATAGATGCCGATATGCTCGCTTACGCTGCGACTAGCAGTTCAGAATTTGATTGCAAATTCAACGAGTACCAGCATGTGCTTTTATCGGATGAACGTGCTGCCCTAGATTATGTAGCTGCAAAGATAGAAGAATATCAGTCCATCACTGGTGATAGGGGCAAGCTGACTATGTGTTTCACTGACAACCCTACCTTTAGACAGCAAGAAGTTTATCAAGATTACAAAGCTAATCGGATAGGCAAGCGTAAACCCTTGGGATTGAAGAATGTTATTGACGCAATGAAAAGGTACTACGACTTTGCTGTGTACCCACACCTTGAAGCTGATGATGTGATGTCGTTGATAGCAACAGCAGAGACACACCCTACTTGCGTCATAGTTTCAGGTGATAAAGATATGAAGTCAGTACCCTGTATTCTTCTGAGGAATGGAGAACTTGAAACTATTTCTGAAAAGAGGGCAGATAGAAACTGGATGATTTCTGTATTAACAGGTGACAGGATAGATAACATTCAAGGTCTTCCTGGTGTAGGCCCAAAAACTGCTGAAAAAATTTTGGGAGATTCCGACACCCTTTCTGATATGTGGGACAAGGTAGTTACTGCATACGAGAAGAAGAAACTGTCGTACACTTCAGCACTACAATCAGCACGACTTACTAGAATCTTGAGACACGGAGAATATAATAAGGCCACACATAAAGTTACCCTCTGGGAACCACCCACCACATGATTGATGAAGAACTCTGGCCTCCAATAGATGAGGTACTCATTAGAAAATTAGAAGAGATCTACCCTGATAGATGTCCATCAATAGATGCACATGACCGAGAGATCTGGAGATACGGTGGACAAGTGGAGTTGGTAAGGATGTTGCGATCTGTATATAATGAGCAGAACAATGTCGAATAGTAATGGCTACAGCAAGCGAAGCTGTTGATGCAGCATATTCAACTTACTTAAATAGAACTGCTGGTGCGACAGGTAAAGCGTATTGGACTAAGACTTGGGAAGACGATTATCAAAAAGCTTTAGATAATAATATGACTCCAGCCCAAGCTGAACAGATTGCAACTGATTCTATTAATAAACATATTGGAGGGAGCACAGAAGGTAAAGTTTATGCAGAGACTGGAATAACTAAGACAGCTATTGAAGGTACAGCAGCGTATGACACGATAGATGATACTGCTAGTTGGTATGAAACTAACTTCACAGCAGATGATCCGAATGAATATGCAACTGGCATGAGAGATGAAGACTGGGCTACCAAGTTAAGTACATCAAATTTAGAAAATTATTTAGATACTTTGAACTACCAGTATGGACAGTTTCAAGGTAATACCGTAGGACAAGAAGGTAGTGAGTGGTGGGGCTATCAAAAGACTCAAGCCATTGACCACTACATGAGTGATGCAGGTGGTAACTATTCTTTTGCAACTGCTAGCTCACTGGCAGACCATGATATTGCTCAAGACATAACACAGGGATCAAGCCACCAAAACTATAAAAAGTTTGGGACAGTTGGGTATGGTAATCCACTGGAAATTATTACAAGCACTGATCCTTCAGGAGATATTCTTACAGAGGAGAAATACCTGAACCTCCATCACTTAACGAACTTAAATCCTACTGGCACTAAGGTCGCTACTCAATATCAGATAGATGCAGATGGCGAGTTCGTGTTAGATGATGATGGGAATAAAATATCTACAGGCCAAACAGCAACACCTTATTCATGGCAATACGTGCCTGATTCAACAGCACCAGGAGGATACAGGATAACTGCCGTACCTTTTGATAATAGCGTTGGAGATTCAACCGTAGGCCATGACTATCACATGGCTAACTATCAACTAGATCATGGTGGTGGAAATCCTTTCACTATCCCTTCTGGTGTACAGAATGTAAACGCAAATCAAATCGGGCCTAATGGTTTAACCCTTGCACAATGGGCACAAACTCCTCAAGGTAAAGCCGATATTGCTGCTGGTAGTTTTATACATAAGAACCCAGGCTTCACAGTTATAAACGGGCAGCTTTCTCATACACCTTCAGGGATAGATCACACTACAACTGACAGTAATCTTGGGTTAGCACCTGGGCAAAATGTTCCTATTAACTGGGGTGGAGGATATGTAACAGACCTATCAGGTGGCCCTGTCCCTGCTGGTTATGTACCACCTGTTCCTGAACAACAGGCAATGATGGGTGGAGCAGGTGGTGGTAATACAATTATCCAGTTAGATCAAAACCAGAAGAGTACAACAGCAGGAGATAAAGCAGAAAAACTAGAAGACAGAGCAATAGCTTCAGGTCAAGGAAGAAAAGGTTTTACTACTGCTAAGTACCAGCCAACAGGCAACATCCGTACACTTGGAATAGTCTCATAGTAATATCAAGCTATCATTAAGTAACTACAGAGATTAGCTATGTGCGGTGGCGGTGGCGGTGGCGGTGGCTCTAATGACCAAGCTATGGAGGATGCAGAGAAGCGTCATCAAGAGAATCTTGCTCTACAGAAAGAGCAGATGGAAGAACAGAAGCGACAGTTTGAATTAAGCAGAGCAGACAATCAAGCTAGGTATCAAGAACAAAAAGCAACAGCACAAGCTGCACCCCCTCCACCACCAGAGAAGACAGCAGGAGTAGCAGCACCAGCACTAGATTCTAAGAGGTGGGCTAAAGGTGGTGGCAAAAGACAGTACACAAACCCACTAGATAAAGCACCAACACCAACTAAGTCGTCAGCACATGCGGCTAAAAGTCTTTACATCCCTACATAAATGGACTTAAGCATTGACCCTATCGATCTAGCACCAGGGAAAGGAGCTAAAGATAAGAAGGAAGGTACTACCCTTGCTGGTAGATACGACCAACTAAAAACCAACCGTGATCCTTTCCTTCAAAGAGCTAGAGATTGTGCAAAGGTAACTAACCCTGCTGCCTGCCCTGACTCCAGCATGGGAGATCACGGAAAACTCAAGACACCTTGGCAATCAACAGGTGCTATGGGTGTTAGTAACTTACAAAATAAATTAAACCTAACTCTCTTCCCTCCTAACACTCCCTTC